TCTTTCATTGTCTTGAATATTGTCAACGCCGCGTTGCTTTGGATCGTTAAGGACCCCCAGATGGAATTCCCATTTGAGACCATGACCTTCAGGGTAAACGGAGATGACAGTGTAGAGGCAATGAATGAAGTGGAGGTTGCTCGATGGTATGAGCTCTCTGATTGCCTTGGCTTGGTGCCGTCTGTGGGAAAGACCTATACAAGTGATCGCTTTGCTGTAATAAATTCAAAACTTTTCCTTCGGGATGAGTTCGGAATCTGTCACGAAAGCTATTACTTGAATGGGGACTTCTTACAGTCGACACTAGGCAAGGGTGGCCAACGACGAGCTGTGACTGATCTTTGGAGTGCCCAGAAAGCCTTTGAGAAAGGGTTTGAGGATAATCTCAAGGAGATGTCACAACTTTTCTTCGACTCACACATGGAGCTACTTCGTGAGAAGTCAGCTAGTGCGAGTTGGTTCCTGCCACAGGCTGTGGGAGGACTGGCGTTGAGAACGACCGAACCCTACGAGATCTCACAAGGAAATCGTGATAGAGCGTTTGCGTGTCTCTCCGGTTGGGACGGTTTCGTCAAGAAACTTAAGGATTCACATCCATGGGTTGTTGACAAACAGCAGTTCCGCCGTCTCGCCGAAGATATCGTTGGTACTCGTAGTTCCCGACTAACAAAATTAGTGGAACCTGGATACGAGAGGAAGGTCCAAGCCGGTCTGAGTTCTCTTTACGTTGAAGCACAAAATGGTGTATTGTGCCGTGAAGAGACAGACGGTGAGGTTTCCATCAGAGAATCAATACCGAAAAGGTATAGGAATCGAAAAGTCCATGAGTGGTTGGACCTGTTGAAGGAAAAGTCTACCGTAGAAGTGTTAATCAAATCTTGGTTGACCCGATGGCAATTCGATGGATGCAGCGATGCAATCTTCGAAGAACCGGAGGGCCCACTTGGATATAATGAAAACTTCACGATGAGTGACCTTGATCAACAGACCAGCCATGTCATGTTAGATTTCGACAAACCCCAATCCAATCTCTGGAAAATTGAGAACTGGATTCGGTTTGTGCAGCCGTTCAATACAGATAAGCTGCGGGTTGAGATCAAAGAGAAGGACATAGATCGGTTCCTGCTCACGGAATTAGTCGGATACACTTATGAGGACGATGACCAACGGTCGGTGTCCCCACGCATCGAAATCGATTCTCCAAGTGTCCATGAAGGTCAGTATCGAAAATGGATATGGTCTCTCTATGAGAAGACTATGTCTGTAGTTGATTCTGATTCGGAATGGATGCTTAGGATTGACGATACGCAGTGGTAAGTGTGTCCCCAGACCAGCTAGATGATGGGAGTGTGTTGGCGAAAGGTATCGACCAAGTAGCCGTTCGTTAAAAACGAATGCTAAAACCCACACTCATCGAGTAACGGGGGAGACTGACTATCAAGTCTAACCTGTGAACTGTTGTTTCGATTGGGTCACCAGGGAACGACGGGAAGCATTGCTTCGGCGTCATCTAGCGCCCTTGCCAAAAGGAGTTCAACTGACTTAAGGGAAG